AGGTCGCTGTGGAAATACACCACCGACGTGTCCGGCATCGAACCGCGCTGCACGAATGGCACCCTTCCCGGTTTCATGCCGCGGATGAGCTCGATGTTATCAGGCAGCAGTGATGCCCGCCTGGTCCGTTCCACGCGACCATCCCCGACGGCACTCTTGATGGCTGGCGTGATGCCTCGCACCGGGGTGAACGACCAGAGTCCGTAGCCTGGCCGGAATCTGCCGCGGCGGCGCAACATCGCCAGCCAGGGCAGCGTCAGGGATTCATCCATCCACCAGGAGACATCTCTATAGTCCTTGGCCCCGAATTCCGATCCCTCGAAGTTCGCCGAATCGTTCGAGTAGAGCACGAACTTCACGACGACACCGTATCCCAGGGCCAGTGTCCTATCGCCGAATCCGTCGCCGGGCGTGTAGTTGACATCGAGGCCCAGGCGCTTCTCGCGTTGTGTCTTCGCCTGGTTCAACTCCTTGAACCGCTGCGGGAGAAAATGCCAGATTAGCGCCTGGGTGGTGTTGATGGAATTGACCTCCGAGTCCGATCCGACCGTGAAGATGGTTGGTTGGCTGTATCCGTGCCGTTGGTTGTAGTCGACCGATCGCATGGCCGATCGCATGAGCGCATCGGCACAGAAGAAACTCTTGGTGGATCGGTTGCCTCCGAGGAGCACCAGGATCTTCATCTCCTTCCTGGCCAGCACGCGCTGCGCGATCCGCCAGAGCTTCGGCCGCGGGGCCACGAGCGGCTCGCGTTCACCTGCCAGGATTCGCTCACGCCTCTTGGCTAGCATCTCGCGAATCCCGTTGGCACCAATCGTCTGGAGGAGGCCGATGAACTCGACCTTCGTGGGGAGCGGTAGGACAGGATTCTGCGGCTCACCGGCAAAGAACACCTCCGGATCGGGAAGCGCATCCAGGGATGTGGCGATTGAGTCACTCATTATGTGCTGTGCATTGCTAGAGTGATTGCCTTGCCATTGCCGAGCCTCGCCATTGCCACGCATCGCCATCGCGCCGCGTTGCGAAGCCGTACACCGCCGAGCCGGTGCTGTGCTGGGCCTGGCCGTGCATAACACTGCCACTGCTTCGCGATGCGCAGCTCTGCCGAGCAAGGCCGTTGCCATGCGTTGCCGAACTCTGCCTTGCCCTCGCACCGCCAAGCCGGGCTTCGCCGTTGCTGTGCCGTGCTACCCATTGCTGTTGCTGCGCGGAGCCGCCCGACGCCATGCGCTGCTGTTGCTGTGCCAAGGTTCGCATTGCACTGCCATTGCTCTGCAGGGCAGAGCTGGGACGGGCAGTGCCGTTGCTGTGCGGCGCCCTGCCAGGCCATGCCTCGCCGTTGCTGCGCGAAACGGTACCTTGCATCGCCATTGCTGGGCGGGGCATTGCGGGGCTTCGCGCGGCAAGGCCGTTGCTGTGCTGTGCATGGCGCAGCTTTGCCATTGCTACGCGAGGCCTGGCTACGCGACGCCATTGCTTGGCCACGCTGGGCGGGGCTGGACGACGCAACGCCCCCGCTGAGCGGAGCAGAGCTGCGCTGTTGCGGCGCCATGCGCCGCGGTGCATAGCCGTTGCCTCGCCGGGCGTTGCTCTGCCGTGCGTTGCCTTCGCATCGCAACTCTACGCTGTGCCTCGCCGTTGCTTTGCGCCGCGCAGCTAAGCTGAGCATTGCCCTGGCAATGCAGCGCAGTGCCGTTGCTTCGCGATGCTTCGCCACACAGCGCCATTGCTTCGCTACGCCTTGCACTGCCTTGCCGTTGCTTCGCCATGCGAGGCGCCGCCTAGCTTCGCCGTTGCATGCTCTAGCGGACCAGTTCGACATCGAACCTGCCCTTTCCAGAATTCCGCCAGGAACCGAGACCGCGCAATTGCCCGTACGCCAACCATTCGAGCACCAGGGGCTCGATCGATTTCGCCAGGCACCTGACCTCGAACTCGAATGTCGTGCCCGCCGGCAATGTCTCCGACCGGCACACACTCACTCTCGGCCCCTGGGCCGTGTCCGCTCTCAGCGGTCTCTCACACACACCGATCTCCTTCCCTTCGGGAAGAGTCGCATGGATGAACCTCGGGGTTACGAACACAAGGCCATCGATCTTGGTCTTGTGCGCCGCGAACTCCTTGCTCCGGGTCTCGTCCGCTCGCTTGAGCGCCCCGCAAGCGTCCTTGAAGAATCCCTTCACCTGGTAATCCCAGATGCCCTTCCTGCCACCGACCGCGTGGAACACGGTCGTGCCCGCCTCCTCGCGGTGCTCGGCGGTCTCGATTTCCTGTCGTCTCAGGTCCTCGTTCGGCGCCTTCGACGCGATGAAGCTGGCGAAGACCGTCTCGTCGGCAGCCTTCGTCCCGAGCATTTCCTCGGTGAGTGTGATTCTGACTTTCATGGTGTGCGCTATTGGCTTGGTTCGCCCTGGTTGTTGGCATTCTCACGGGCCATGAGAAATCATCCTGTGTATGCGTCGGCGAATCGCATCTGGCGCTTATAGAAAACGAATCCCACATCGCCAGTAGGTCCGTTGCGCTGCTTCAGCACTGCCAAGTTGACCAGTGCGACATGATTCGCCATCGGCTCAAGGTTGGCATCTGCGCCAGCATCCAGCCGGCGGAGCCAGTAGAACTCTCGTTTGGACTCAGGATCTTGCATGTTCTCGTACTGCCTTCGTGCAGCCTCGATGCTGGTATGTGCGACGTCCAGAATCTGCGGGTCTATCTTCGGTCGCCATAGAGCACCCACAAAATCAGCGTCCTGCTCGATGTCACCTGACTCTGCCAAGTCCGCTAACATCGGCTCGCGCAACTTGCCGGCGCGTTCCATCGCCCGATTAAGTTGAGCCAGTGCGATAACCGGCATATCCAAAGCCTTGGCGATTCGCTTACACCACTCGGAAGCATCAGCCACCTTGTCACGCTTCTCGCGGAACCGCTCGCTCGATCCCATCAACTGAAGGTAGTCGATCACGATCAACTTGATGCCGTACTGGTGGATCATCCTTCGAGCCCGCATCATCATCTGTTGCCCATTGAGCGCGCTGGTCTCGTCGATGTAGACACAGGCATCTGCCAGCTTACCGGCCGCTTCAATCATCCTCGGAGCATCCCCTTCCTTGATGAATCCATTGCGAAATGTCTGGAAGTCCTGGCGTGCCGAATTGGCTAACATCCGCATTGCCACCTGCATTTTGTTCATCTCCAGGCTGAAGAAGGCGACAGGCCCGCTGCCTTTCGAGAAGTTGAGAATGAAATCGATCGCCAGACTTGTCTTGCCTGTCGATGGTCTTCCAGCAATGACATACATCTGACCGGATTCCCAACCAGCCATGATGTTGTCCATGTAGTTGAATCCAGTTGAGTAGCCAGACATAACTTTCTTGCCTTGGCCGAAGCGTTCAAGGACATCGAGGACTTCCGGAACCAACGATCGAATCGATGATTCACGCTCTCGTCCACCTTGCTCGGTGATTCCGAGTATTCCAGCTTGCGCTTCTTCCAGAATTGCATCCGCGCTTCCGGAACGATTGTCCATCCTGCTGATCGATCTGGAACACACTTCACCCAACCGCCGTAGGCGCCAGTTCTCTTCGAGAATACCGACATGCGTTGGAAGCGTTTCGTACACGGACGCCTTTATCATGCCAGCGATGTCTTGCTCACCACCTGCACTCTCAAGGGCTCCCCTCGAACGCAGGTGCTCGAAGATACATCGCAGATTCCAGGGTTGCGCCTTGGCCTCGAAACTCTGGATGGCCTCCCAGATCATGCGGTGACTCAATCCGTAGAACCACTCTGGCATGACCGCAGTGCACTCCCGATAGAGCTCTGGCATGCCTAGTACCGAGCCCAGCACCGCTTTCTCAACCTCCATCGAATGAGGAGGCAGCCGGTCTGTTTCAGCCGGGCTGCTCATTGATCTTCGTCAGCTGAGTCTTGAGCGCATCGAGCTCACGAGCCTTAACGCGCCACGCTTCCTGGTGGATGTGTTTTACATCGGCCGCATACCCGCCATCCGGATTGCCTTTGTGGTTCTCAAGCTGTTCTTCGAGAGCCGCGATCTGTTGCCGCAACACGAAGGCCCTAGAACCTGGACTGGACGGTTGTGCCATCCCGCCTGTGGTGAGTTGCCCAGCCCTGTTCAACCTCCGTTCCATTGCGTCGCAGAGTCGGTTCTCCAGGATCGGCCTCGGGTCCGTCACCAGGCCTGACTTGCCCACCTTCCACCGCCCCGTCTGAATGTCGCGAGTACCATGCAGCCACCCGAAGACGTCCTTGAAATCAGCCTCCTCGAACTTGGCACCTTCTGCCACGAACTCGCGAAACCACTTTCGCGCCAATTTCTCGTTCACAACTACCGGAGGGACTCGGAACGTCCCCTCCTCCAGTTGGTCCTCCTGACCGCTGGCGTCCGGCGCCTCCCCGTCTTCCCGCGAATCCGCTCGTCCTGGTACCGGGTCAGCCGGCGGAGGGGGGACGCCATGCGGGCTGTTTGCTTCAGGCATCACTCCATCGCTCGAAAGCCCACCTTCCAAGGTGTGTGCTGCCCCCCCCAGCGAACACGGCTCCCAAGACGTACGAATTACCCCCAACGTGGATA